AAAGCGTAAACAGTACATGGTTTTTGTGGGAAAGATGGGTGACCGCCGTTTCCGTGACCGTCTTATGAAGGACGCTGCGGACAGCATGAAGATTGCAGCGGCACAGTTTGACACTCACCCCTATCTGATTAACTGTCTGAACGGCACTTATGACCTGGAACACATGAAGTTCCGTGAGCATAGATGGGATGATTTCTTGACCATGCAGACCAATTTTGAATACACCTTGCAGGAAGTTACCTGCCCACGATGGGAACAGTTCATCAAGGAAGTTACCCAGAACGAAGCGGACAAGGCAGACTACTTGCAGAGGGCTTTGGGCTATTCAATCTTAGGTACAAGCAAGGAAGAATGTATGTTCATCCTCCATGGTAAGACCACCCGTAACGGCAAAAGTACCATGCTTGACGCTATTCAGCACTTGCTTGGTGACTATTCAACCGTGGCTCCCGTAGAACTTATCTGCCGTGGTGACCGCCAGAAGAACGCAGAAGCAGCAAACCCGGTACTGGCAAAGCTGAAAGGTAAGCGTATGGTTACCATGAGTGAGTCAGATACCGCAGGCAAACTGGATGAAGCTACGATTAAGCAGTACACAGGTGGTGAGGACATTACCGCCCGTGAGTTGTATCAGTCAGCTATCACCTTCAAGCCGCAGTTTACCATGTGGCTGTCCTGTAATGACCTCCCTTCGGTAAAGGATAAATCCCTGTTTGCGTCTGACCGTGTGCGTGTCATTGAGTTCAATCGTCACTTCACTGATGAAGAGCAGGACAAGGGACTAAAGGACTACTTTGAAACCCCAGAAGCAATGCGGGGTATCTTCACATGGTTGGTGGCAGGCTACTTCAAGTATATCCGCTTCGGGCTGAAAATGTCCCAGGGTATGCAGAAGGTCATCAAGCAGTATGAGAAAGACAATGACCTGGTACTGCAATTCCTGGAAGAGAAGTGTGAGCGTAACGCAGAAGGTAAAACCCGTGCGAAGTCCCTCTATGATAACTACAAAATGTGGTGCAAGGGCAATGGGTATTATGTGTGCAGCATGAAGAAATTCAATGCAGAACTGACCGCACACCCGGAATGGTATGCAGATAAGGCAGTTACCCAGGGCGTTTTGTTCTATTATGGAGTAGCTTTAAGGCAAAATTAGTAGGGTTGGTAGGGTAAAATAAGATTTTACTATAAGTTTTCTTAGTACACGCGTATCTATAAAAACTTACTGTAAAAATTGAATTTGCCCTACCAACCTCATGCCAGACAGAAAGGAGACAGAAATGGAGTCTTATGTAGAAAGATGGAAACGGGAGCAGGAAGAAGCAAAGCAGAAGGAGGTGCAGAAGGACAATGGCAGAAGAGCAGAAGAAACCCGGAGTAAGAGGAAAGGACAGAAAGCCCAGAAGAACAGAAGGGTATCAGAAGAGCAGTCCTAAGAATCTGGTGAAAGCCAGAGAGAACAGTCCTATCATGCAGGCTCAGAAGGTAGAAATGCCAGAAGGGTACAATGCGAAGGTGACTGCCTTTATGATGGAGATTATGCCGAAGGAGCCACTGGATACACAGGACGTGCCAGAAATGGAAAGACGATTCTTGAATTATGTGCAGAAGTGTTCTGAATGGGATATGAAGGTGGGCAACCAGGCTGCATATATGGCTATAGGTATCACGAAGGAACAGGCGTGGGAGTGGGAGAACGTGGTTAAGGGGAACCCTGCCCGCTCTGACTTCATCAAAAAGGTACGCCAGTTCTGCGGCGTTTTTCGTGAGGGTCTTATGCAGGACGGCAAGGTGAACCCTGTCACGGGTATCTTCTGGCAGAAGAACTATGACGGCATGAAAGACCAGACAGAAATGGTACTGACCCCGAACAATCCTCTGGGAGAGCAGAAGGATATGAAAGCCCTTGAGCAGAAATACCTTGAGAGTGCTTATGACGGCTCAGAAGTCGCAGAAGGGACTTTTGCAGAAATCGCAGAAAGCCCAGAAGGGGCAGAAGGGCAGAAAGACTAATTTCAAAAGTCGCAGAAGGGGCAGAAGGGCGGCAACCCCTGCCCGCCTGCTGCCTGCCCTGCGGCAGACCGCCCGCCCAGGCTGCGGGGTTTCACCATGCTTTCAAGAGGTGGGACAGGGATAGACCGCCCGCCGCCCGTGGTGCTGTCCTGCTGCCGTGGTGCAGGCGTGGACGCTCTGCGCCCCTCTGCGCCCCTCTGCTGGATTTCCTGCCCGTCATGGTATAAGTATAGCCCCGCACGGCTTGCGCCCGTCCTGGACGGCTCTGCGGGGCTGTGAGGGCATACAAACAAATAGACATAAAAGAACCCCGGCAGGCTGTGAACCTGTCCGGGGTTTCGTGCGTTATAACCAACGCAAGCGGGGGCGGCTGTGGTGCTTCCAATAGCTTATAAGCCATTGCACCTCTGCGGGGCTGTACATGGGTATATTATACAGTTGTAAGCCCGCCGGGGTCATGTAATAGCCTTTACCGTATCGGGGCAGAGTTTCGCACCCTGGAAGCCCTAAAATGTTGCGGCTGTCTTGCTTGCTGCGAGTTCTAAGTCCTACCCGGCTATCAAAGTTTACTTTTATAGGGGTAGGAATAACAGCGGATAGCGGGCATTGTGTAGCGGCTATAATATGCACGTTTGCCGCCCTGCCTATCTGTGCAAGGCGTTGTATAAGTGGCTGCACTTGCTTTCTGTTTGTGGTCATCAAGTCCGCTAATTCATCAATAACAACATAGACCGCCCCGCCGCTGTAGTTCTTTTCAAGGCGGGCTTGCATAGCCCTGTAGCGGCTTTCTGTGGTATCCATGGCATATTGTAACGCCTGCACCATGTCCCCCGGCTCACTGGCATATTTTAACGTATGCGGCAGGGGCTTATAGTCTATAAGTTCAACCCTTTTCGGGTCTATAAAGATAAACTGTACAGCGGCGGGGCTGTCTTTCAATGCCGTTGTGATAATGCCATTTATAACAACACTTTTACCGCTGCCCGTTGCGCCTGCTACAAGTAAATGCGGCTGTTTGAGCATATCAGTAAACAAGTTGTAATAGCTGCCGGGCGGCGTTTCCCAAGTCTTTCTAAACAAAGTTTTACACCTCCATATATAAGAATACCCCGCACAGCGGCGGGGCTTCTTTTATGCTTCTTTCTTCCAGTATGCCGGGTATCTGCCCGTTTTGTTTGTGCAGTTGTAATAAGTAAACGCATTTACCACGGTTTCAAACTCACGGTTGCGGGCTATTGTAGTATTGAACCCGTCCCCGCTAACTTGCGTGTAGCTTTCCCGTTGTGCGTCTGAGTAGCAAGCCCACGGGGAAACGGGGGACAGCTTGCAAGCTGTCAAGCGGATGACCTCACCCGCATTATAGCGGCGGGCGGCTTCCTTCTTAGTAATGCGGATATAACCGCCTATTTCTATTTTGTTCATAGTACAACCTCCTGTTTGTGCATATTGCTATTTATCGGTTCTTTTTCTGTGGTGCAGGTTTGAAAGCCTACACTTTCCAGACCCCCGGCAGAGCCGGGACGCTTGCGCCCTAACTGGCTATTTATACACGGCGCAACGTGTTTAGAATGCTATGCGGGAGAGCCTGCAAGCGGCTTGATGTAAAGCCCTGGCTTGTACGTCTAACCACTCTTCACGGCTGTTAGGTCTGCGCTCACCCTCACGGGTGCGCTTGTACTCAGACGGGCAACAAAGCCGTTCTGCAATGTCCCCGTTATAGATGAGGGACGAACCGCCGTAGCTGTAGGACTCCCAGGAGTCCGCACCATTGCGTAACCATGCTTTGAACTCTGCACGGTCTGCGGCTTCTCTGCCCTCATACGCTGCCCGCTCCCGGTATTCTTCCAGGAGTTCAAGAGCGTACATCGTAACGCCCTTATTCCATGCGCTGCGGTCTTTCCTGGCTTCCAGTTCTTTCTTGATTTCGTTGTATGCTTTCATGTGTTTACCTCCCGCCCGTGGGCTGTTTGTTTATCAAGTTTTATCTTGATACAAGTATATCAAGATATATCTTTATTGTCAAGATATTTCTTGAAATTCTTTTGACTTTTTCACCACGTCCCGCCGCTCTGCCTGTGGTGCAGGCTGTCCCGGCTGTCCCACGGACAGACCCCCGGCGGGGGATATAGACCCCCGGCAGCCGGGGCGGGTGAGCCTGGAAAATCCCGCAAAAATAAAAAAGATTCAAGATATAACTTGACAAGATAGAACTTTAATGCTATTCTTATCTTGAACAGGAGGAAAACGTATGACTTCAAAAGAACTGATTAAGACTCTGATGACAGAGCATGATATAACGAATGCTGAGATGGCAAAGACCTTGGGCATTACGCAGGCGGCTCTCTGGGATAGACTGAATCCAAAGAAGAGCGATAATACTACAGTTGCAAAACTGGGTGATATGTTAAGCGTTATGGGGTATAAAATCGTGGTTGTTCCCGATGAAACACCTATCCCCGAAGGTGGATATGAGGTTGGTCAGACAGACATGGTAGGGTAAAATCGAATTTTTCACTAAGTTTTTATAGTAAAGACTCTACTAAGAAAACTTATACAGATTTTATGATTTACCCTACCACGCTAAGAGAAAGGATGGTGAAACCATGTTCTATATTTTGTTCTGCTGCTTGTGGTTCCTGTGGTGGTGTATTAAATCCTTCTTCTGGCTTTGTGCATGGGTCACCTGGAATATCGTAGTCAGACCTGTGGTATGGTGTTTGTGCCTGCCCTTTAAGTTAATAAGTAACTGCAAGTAAGTTGCGGTTTTGTCCAATGGGACTGTCTTAATTGACGGTTCCATTTTTTTTGTTTACGGAGGTATGTATGGATTATAGCAAAATGAAAAGCAGCATTGACCGGGCTATCTTAAAGAGTCCGCTTGATGTTGCAGCCTATGATGACAAGTTCGCTCTGTGCCGTGACTATGAGGGTACAGAGTTCCGACTGGCTCACGAATGGAACCAGGCTTTGCAGGAGGAAATCAGAGCAGGACTGAAACTGGCAGTGGATACCAGAGATTTTAAGACAGCAGAGGAATTTGACAATCTGCTGTTTCGCTCCCTACTGTTTTGTGCGCCCCATTATTTTGACGCATACTTGCAGGCAGTAGAGTACGGAAAGCCGCTTGACAAGAAGTTCTACCTGCCCCGCCGTCATTACCTTAGACGATATGTAGAAGGATACCAGGAAGTTCTTGAGGGGAAACTGGACTTTCTGTCCATCTCCATGCCGAAACGATGTGGTAAGTCTCAGCTTGGTATCAACTTTACGAATATGCTTTCTGGTAAATTTCCAGACCGCTCTACGTTGATGGAGGGTACAGGCGATGACCTTGTTCAGTCTTTCTACAAAGGTTGCCTTGAGTACATTCAGCAGCCGAACGATTATCATTTTTATGATATTTTCCCAGAGAGTAAACTGGTACAGACCAATGCCGATACGAAGGTCATTAACCTTCTGCACAAGTCCCGATTCCCTACGGTTATGTGCCGTTCTATTGACGCACGGCAGGTAGGTCTTTCGGAAGCAACCAACCTTCTTTACCTGGATGACTGCGTAGAGGGACGTGAGGAAGCGAAGAACAGACAGCGGCTTGATGACAAGTGGGAGGTCATTTCGGGTGATATTATCGGACGTGCCATTGAGGGTACGCCTATCGTTATCTGCGGTACACGATATTCTCTGTATGACCCTATCGGTCACTTGCAGGAGGAAATGCAGAAGCAGGGTAAGCGGTGCAAGATTATTGAAACCCCGGCTCTTGACCCCGTGACGGATGAGAGTAACTTTGAATACATTCGTGAGGGCAGGAAGGTTTTCACCACGCAGTACTTCCGTGACCAGAGAGAAATGCTTTCGGCAGAGCAGTTTGAGTCTGAGTTTCAGCAGCAGCCGTTTGAAGCGAAGGGTATTCTTTTCCCGGAAGCGTCCTTGAACCGATACTTTGAACTCCCTGTAGACCGTGAGCCGGACAGTATCATTGCTGTCTGCGATACTGCGGACAAGGGTGCTGACTATTGCTCTATGCCGATTGCTGCGGTGTACGGAGATGAGGTCTACATTGTGGATGTAGTGTTCGATGACTCCCCGCCAGAGGTTACGAAGCCAGAGTGTGCAAAGGCTCTGATGGACAATCTTGTAGTGGCAGGAACCTTTGAGTCGAATAATGCAGGTACAT